GCACTCAAGGGTGCAAACGGCATGGGACTTACAGAACTTCTGAATAGTTCACTCAAGACCTTGGCACAGGGTGGTGGTGTCAACAACGACCCCATGTGGGTCAAGAAAGTGGGCAGTGTCGCCACATCGGGAACGGCAGTCGCAGCAATGGGGTACAACTTGAAGACCATTGCCAACCAGTTGGAGTCTGGTTCTAGGTTCCTGTATGCATTGCCACTCAAGGATGTGGCACGGGCATTGAGCAATCCGGTGGCATTACTAGAATCCATGCCAAAGGTTTGGAACTCCGAGACCGTGCAGAACCGACTAGTGGGTGGATCCAACCCTGCTGCTCGGTTTGTATTTCAGAATGCCCACATGTCTCCCTCCAAGTGGTTGTCATCATACTATGCTTTGGGAACGACCGGATTGCAGCCCATGCAGTACGCAGACGCAGCACTCACTACCCTGTCATCGGCAATTGTCTACCGTGATGCCTACACCAGGGCAATGAAAGCAGGCTTATCCGAAAAGGCAGCAGAGGCACGGGCATTGGATGCAATGGATGCTGCCGTCTATCGCTACTCCCAACCCGTCATGTTCTCTGCCAAGTCGGATGTGGAAAACACTTCCAACGCTGCCATGAAACTCCTGTTCATGTTCATGTCGGATCCCCGTCTGAAGACCGGAATTATCACCGATGCCGTGCATGGAATCGTCAGTGGCAAGGGCGATAAAGGTGACCATTGGAGGAGGATCGGTGCAGTGATGCTCGGTGCATTGCTCTCCCAGACAGTTGCCAATGTCTATCGGGACATTTTCTCCGATGATTCTGATGACAAAATCTGGACGGTGGGTGGTTATGCCAAGGCTTTAGCACTCGCACCCTTTCAGGGGTTTTTCCTGCTTGGCACGGCAATTGATGTGGGTCTCTCATCGGTCTCCGGTCAACCCTCATACCAAAATTCTAGCAACCCCTTGGTCACCTCCGGTGAGAATGCCATTCGTGCAGCCAAGCATGCAGGAGACATCCTCCAGACCGACAACATGGACAAGTGGATGGATGAACTCAACCGGATTGCCAGGGCATTGGCAGTCACTCCAGTGACGGCAGTGCCTGCTGCTGTGTTGAATGTCGCCAAACCGATCAGAGGTGCTATGAAAAACGCACAAAAAAGTGACTGATATTTGACGATGTAAAGTGTTGCACAGGGTAGGGTGTGATGTTAAATCGATCAAAACATGGCACTCAATAATGACACTTCTTCGGTATCTCTAGTCGGAACTGGCAGTGCCAGCATTCCGTACCAGGTTCCCTTTGAGTTCCTGGCAAATGAAGATCTCTCTGTTTATGTCACGACCGGAGGGGTGATCACTCAACTTTCCTATACCAACGGTGATTTCACTGTGACGGGTGCTGGAAACACCTCTGGTGGAACCGTTTCCACAAAGGTTGCAGTGCCTATAACATCGACCGTGTACATTGCTCGGAATGTCAGTCTGACCCAGAAGACCAGTTTCATCACGGGAGATCGGTTCCCCTCGCAGGCAATGGAACGGGCATTGGATAAGTTGACGATGATCTGCCAGCAGATGCAGCGGGTATTCTCCAAGGGGATTCGGTTTTCTGACACTGCTCCGGTTCAACCCTCACTATCCCCCCAAACCAACTCCATCCTGGGATTTGATAACAATGGCACAGTCACCTCCCTGTCGAGCAACGGTCTCACAGGTGCTCCACCCTATGTCTTGGGGACATCAGCAGCAGGAACCATTCCCACCTTCCTTTCCCTGCCCACATTTTCTTTGACTGACAATTCCGTATCACCACAAAAATTGACAGATGGTCACCCGTATTGGGATGCCACGGGAATCCTGCACACATCGGGAACCGCAAACGGGTTCAAGGTAACCGAGAGAACCGGAACCAAAACCGCATCATTCTACAAGGACGCAGGAGTCACCTACATTGCTGACCAGGATAAGGGGGCATGCGTGACCATTGATGCCACCACCGGAAAGGTGGCAGCACCATTCGGGTTCAGTGGGAATGTGACAGGAAATGTCACTGGCAGCGTGACGGGTGATGTCACGGGGAATGTTTCTGGAACTTCTGCCTCTTCCTCGGCTGCTGTTGCTGGATCGACACTGCAAAAAAGTACTGCTAGGGCATTTGCCAAAATCGCAACCACGGCAACCAATTCCGATTCATACCTAGTAACCACTGCTGGAACTGCAACCGCAGGTGCAGTCATCACGGTGACTACTGGGAAAGTACATGGTTTAGCAGTTGGCAACACAGTCTATGTTTCCGGTTCAAGCAATATCGGTAATGCACTTCGCACGGTTACTACTGTTCCCTCAACGACCACTTTCACATTTACAAATACTGTTGGTATATTGTCAGTCACTACCACTTCGCAGACATGCTATTGGCTGCAATCCCTGGCAGTTCCTACGATTCTCAACAATTTCAATGTGTTGAGTATCACCAACACCAGTTTGGGTGCGTATACGGTGACTATGACCAATGCCGTCAATACTGACTATTCCGTTATTGCCAATTCTAGAACTCCGAACAGTGGCAATACTTACGCAGTTCCTTCATCTACCACCGCATTTGTTTTGTACACCTACACGGGTGGCATAGCAGCACTCAATTCCAATACTGATTTTGCCGTCTTCTCTATCTAACCATGCCACTTGTAACCTTCCCCAACCCAGACGGTAGCCTCGCAATCCTCATTCCCGTGGACACCACGGTTCCATTGGAGGAAATCATTGCCCGATCCTTGCCACCAGGAACTCCACACTTTGTGTGTGACTCCATAGATCGGGATCCATCATTCCACGATGCCTACGATTTTGATCCCACCACCGGATCAACATTCATCCCTGCCAGGGGCAAGGAGGTTCAACTCAATCTGTGGAGGGAATTCCGCAAACCTCTGCTGGAGAAACTCGACATCGCTTTCACCAAGGCACTGGAGACCAACGACACGACTGCCATGCAAGAGGTCTCTGCCAATAAGCAGGCACTGCGGGATGTCACCAAGACCCCATTGCCAGATGACCTTGACGGCATCAAATCCACCTTCCCCTCAATCCTCAACCCATAACCACCATGACCATAACCACCGTAGTGACCCAAGGTTCCACCAGCAGAACCATCAGCACATTCTCCCAGGAGGGAGGCAAGACTCCGACAGAAGTCAATGCCGACCCTAGCAGGGAATAACACGCACCACCCATGCCCAACTCTATCTCCAATCCTTTCGACTCCGGTTTCAACGGGGGCACTCTCATCACCGGAACCACTGCCAAGACCGGATCTTGGTATGCCGTCCAAGTCGTTGCCGATGTGGTTTTTTCGACCCTTACTGGCAACCTCGGTGGCGACACCTACGCAGGGGTCACCTTTGCTGCTGGCACGGTGATCTACGGTTCATTCACTGCCATCACCCTGGCATCCGGTAAAGTCATTGCCTACTCCAGGTAATGCCACTACTCGGTCTCGGTATTGAACTTGGAAAGCAGGGGGGGATTACCTCCTCTCCTGCTCCATCCCCGTATGATCCCGATGCACTGAATTGGTTTTCAGCAGTATCAGCATTGGGAGGCACTGTCTCCGATGCCAACAAGCCTGCCATCAATGCGTTCTTTGTAGCACTCAAGACCGGAGGGGTTTGGTCGTCAATTGCCCAAGCTAACTTGTTTGCAGGGGCATCCACCGTAGCCAGTGCAATGGCTCCGATTGTTGGAAGCACCATTGCCAACAATGGGTTTCTTGATGCCGACTACAGCAGCACATTGGGTCTCACCAATACGAACGGCACGAGATACATCAACACGAACAGGGCAAACAATGCGGATGCCAGTCAGAATTCCCGTCACATGTATGTGTTTGTGACATCCATGCCAACGCTACCAGTCACTGCGTCTCAATATCTTATGGGCAGTGGGAATGTTGGATCTTCAGATTCCAGAATCTACATCCCCATCAACACATCCAACATTTCGATGTCACTCTCCAGTACGAGTCTTTCCACTGCGACCAACCCCACACTCGGTGCGGTCAACGGGTTCGGGCTTGCCAGGAACAGTGCTACCACCGTGATTCCCTATGTGAACGGCAGTCTCGGATCATCCACCAACAATGTGGTCACTCCTACGACCACCAAGATTGGTGTGTTTGCCACAGGCACTGGAGTGTCAAAAGCCAGTGCAAGGATTGGATTTTATAGCATCGGTTCCTTTGCCGACCTTGCCGTCATTGATGCAGCAGTCAAAACCCTGTTCACACAATTGACATGAGTGCCGACGAAGTTTCCTCAATACGGGAAGATATCGCAACCCTCCAGGCAATCATGGAGGAACGCAGTAAATCTGCTGCACACAACGCTCAACTCCTCCGCACCATTGGTGCTGCCGTTGTCGTGCAGATTTTTTGCACCGTCTATTTTGCAGGGGTTAAGACCCAGATGCTGGATCGTCTCCAGCAGGATGTGGTGGCACTACAAACCAAGATAGACCGATGATCTGGGACATACCTCAAATGGTGACCACCATTGGTGGAATCATAAACAAACTGGTTCCCGACCGTGATGTGCAGATCAAGATTCAAGCGGAGATTGAAAAGCAATTGATCAACATCGAAGCAGATCAACTCTCCGGTCAACGAGAGATCAACAAAGTAGAGGCAGCATCACCTTCCATGTTTGTCGCAGGATGGAGACCAGCATGCGGATGGGTCGGGGCATTCGGTCTGGCATGGCAATTCGTACTCGCACCAATGGCTACTTGGATTGCCACTCTGTGTGGCAGTCACATTGTGCTTCCGGTGCTGCCTTCCGGTGATCTACTGAACTTGGTTTTTGCTCTTCTGGGCATCGGATCCCTTCGGTCTTTCGACAAGTGGAAAGGCACTGAAACGAAATCCGTGAAGTGAAACTGGAAGACATCATTGCTGCCTCGCAGAACAAGCCTGCAAGGTTTCGGGCATGGTTGGCATTTGCAACCCGTGCCGAGGCAGAACTGGATGCCAAAGGAAATATCAAGGTGGAACATCTTCAAGACGGGGCGGGAACCACGGTGGTGGGCATGACCAGCAGGGACGAGAAGATCTCCGACAACCCTACACCCCAAGAAATCGTCGCAGGGTACTGGAAGTACTGGACAAAGTCGGAAAGCGAATCCCTTCCCTTGGGGGTGGGTGAGGTGGTGGCAGATCTTTCGCTAGTTTGCGGAATGGGTCGTGCAGCCGAGTGGCTGCAACACGGCATCGCCGACACGGGTATCCCCATCAAGTGTGACGGGATCATTGGGGAAAACACCATTGCCAAAGCATGGAAGGTGAACTCAGGTACCTTGTC